TATGATGCAATCAGTTTACATTACATTTCTTTGCCTACTCCTGTTATGGCTGGTGTACGAACTCCGCAACGCCAATTCAGTTCCTGCGTTCTCATCGAAAGCGATGATAGCCTTGATAGCATTAATGCTACTACCAGTAGTATTGTTAAGTATGTAAGTCAGAAAGCAGGCATTGGCATAGGAGCAGGCAGTATTAGAGCAATTGGTTCACCTATTAGAACCGGTGATGCAACACACACAGGTGTTATTCCTTTTTACAAGTTATTTCAAAGTGCTGTAAAAAGTTGTAGCCAAGGTGGTGTAAGAGGCGGAGCCGCTACACTATACTACCCTATTTGGCACTATGAAATTGAGGACATGCTGGTACTAAAGAACAACAAAGGCACAGAAGAAAATCGTGTACGTCATATGGACTATGGTGTGCAGTTTAACAAACTGATGTATGAGAGACTGCTCAGTGGCGGCGACATCACATTGTTTTCTCCGCATGATGTGCCGGGATTATATGACGCATTCTACGCAAACCAAGACAAGTTCAAAGAAATATACGAAACAGCAGAACGCAATACACGCCTACGCAAAAAAACTATCAAAGCAATTGACTTGTTTAGTGCATTTGTACAGGAACGTAAAGATACAGGTCGTGTGTACTTGATGAATGTTGACCATGCTAATACTCACAGCAGTTTTGATGAGAGTGTTGCACCTGTTAAAATGAGTAACTTATGTTGCGAAATTGACTTACCAACTACTCCTTTGGAAAGTGTAAATGATCCTAATGGTGAAATAGCATTGTGTACTTTAAGTGCAATCAATTGGGGCAAGATAAAGACTGTACAAGACTTCCAGAAGCCTTGCGAACTTGCTGTAAGAGGCTTAGACGCACTCTTAGACTATCAGAAATACCCAGTGCTAGCTGCTGAGCTGAGCACAATGAAACGCCGTCCAATTGGTATTGGCATTATTAACTTTGCATATTGGTTGGCAAAAAATGATACTAATTATCAAAATCCTAATTTAGAACTTGTCGACGAGTGGGCAGAAGCATGGAGTTACTACTTGATTAAAGCCAGTGCTGATCTTGCAGTTGAAAAAGGTGCTATACCAGGCATTGCAGAAACAAAATATGGAAAGGGTATTACACCTAACCAAACATACAAGAAAGAAGTAGACGAACTTATTAAGCACAAAGAACGCATGGATTGGAAAGGTTTGCGTAAGCAGTTAGCAGAAACTGGCATTAGGAATTCAACACTAATGGCACTTATGCCTGCAGAAACTTCTGCACAGATTAGTAATAGCACAAACGGTATTGAACCGCCACGCAGTTATGTTAGCATTAAGCAAAGCAAACATGGTGTGTTAAAGCAGGTTGTACCACAGTATGCTAAACTCAAAAACAAGTATGACTTACTGTGGGATCAAAAGTCACCAGAAGGTTACTTGAAAATTTGTGCTGTATTACAAAAGTATATCGACCAAGGTATTTCGGTAAATACTTCTTATAATCCAGAACACTATGAAGACGAAAAAATTCCAATGAGTGTTCTACTACAACACGTCATCATGTTTTACAAGTATGGCGGAAAACAACTTTACTATAATAATACATACGATGGACAGGGAGAAGTTGACATCGATAAGTTTGATGCCCCATTGCCCCAGTCAGAAATCACAGACGATGAGGATTGCGATAGTTGCAAAATTTAACAATGACAGTATTCAATGCTAAAAAAAGAGATCACACAAAAAACAAAATGTTTTTTGATGGCGGCGTCAACCTGCAACGTTATGACACATTGAAGTACAGACAGTTTGATAAACTAACTGACAAGCAGTTGGGTTTCTTTTGGCGACCAGAAGAAGTTGATATCAGCAAAGACAGCAAAGATTTCAAAGATCTCACTGAGCATGAACAACACATTTTTACTAGTAATTTGAAACGACAAATATTGTTAGACAGTGTTCAGGGTCGTTCACCTAATTTAGCATTATTGCCAATTGTGAGTTTACCAGAACTGGAAACATGGATTGAAACATGGGCATTCAGTGAAACAATCCACAGTAGAAGTTACACGCACATTATTAGAAACATTTATGCAGACCCTAGTAAAGTGTTTGATGAACTATTAGACGTTAATGAGATTGTGCAATGCAGTGACAGTATCAGCAAGTATTATGATAACCTCATAGATATGAATGATCCAGAGGACAAAGAATACGGCAGTTACGAGCATAAAAAAGCATTGTGGTTAGCACTAATGGCAGTAAATATACTAGAAGGTGTACGTTTTTATGTTTCATTTGCTTGTAGTTGGGCATTTGCCGAATTAAAGAAAATGGAAGGTAATGCCAAGATAATTAAATTGATAGCCAGAGATGAAAATGTACATTTGGCTAGTACTCAACAGATGCTGAAGTTTTTGCCACAAGACGATAAAGACTTTGCAAAAATCAAAGCAGAATGTGAGAATGAATGCATTGAAATGTTTATGAGTGCAATCAGAGAAGAAAAGAATTGGGCAGAGTATTTGTTCAAAGATGGTTCAATGATTGGCTTGAATGCACAACTTCTCAAAGAGTATGTAGAATGGATTGGTGCAAAACGTATGAGAGCAGTTGGATTAACTGCACCGTATAGTGTAAGTGCAAGTAACCCGCTACCTTGGACGCAAAAGTGGATCTCAGGTGGCGAAGTACAAGTTGCACCGCAAGAAACAGAAATTAGCAGTTATGTTATTGGTGGTACTAAACAAGACGTAACTGAAGACACATTTAAGGGACTGAGTTTATAATGTTAACAATATATTCTAAAAACAACTGCGGTTATTGTGTACAAGCAAAAAACCTATTAAAAAATATTGATATTGAATTTGAAGAAGTAAACATCGAAGAAGATGCAGATCAAATGCAATTCATTTTATCTGAAGGACACAGAACAATGCCTCAAATTTACAAAGATGGTAAACTTTTTGTAGAAGGCGGCTATCAAGGATTAAAATCTCTGAGTGCTGATGAGATAAAAGAAAAAATCAATGGTATAGACACATCTAACTTAGGCTCAATCTAATGTACAACATAAATGAAATGATTGGTAAAATTATTACCATTCGAACCAATAACGGTCAAGAAATTATTTGTAAACTTAATGGTGTTGATGAAGATAAAAAGTTTTTGACTGTTGATAGACCCAAAGTGGTTTTTGTTAACCAAGAAGATGTTGTACTATTACCATTCTTATTGACATCACCATCACAAGAATTAATTCTTAGTACTAAAGAAATTTTTACTGTAGCAAAAAGTTTAGAATTAACTGCAAACGATTATAAAGATATGATCGAGCAAGAAATTGCCATGGAAGCTCAAGAATCAGAAAAATCTGAAGATAAATAATATTTATGGGAGCACCAATTGCAAGATTAGGAGATTTAGTAACTCTAGGAGTCATAGTTGGCCCTGGTGCTATACCTGTTTTTGGTGTTAATGTAAATGGTATTCCTGTTAGTCTTTTAGGTGATGCAGTATCATCACATGGTGAGCCACCTCATACTACAGCATTTATTGCACAAGGTGCACCGAGAGTAAAAGTCAAAGGATTACCACCTGCACACCTTGGCGCTCTAGCCACATGTGGACACCCTGTATCAGTAGGGTCACCTAATACATTTGTTGGATTAGTTTAAGAAAATACTTTATCTATTTCAACGTCTTTGATGTAATCTTCATCAAACTTTTTAGCAAACCATAATACCTTTTGTGCAAACAAATTGTGTGTTACGGCATCAGTTTTGCAAGTTTCTGTAGATACGTCCCAATCGGGAGAAAGCATTTGTGAAAACATTGTGTATTCTTCGTGACTTTTGAATACATGTCCAGATACAGAAATATAAAAATTTTCTGTTACAGATTCATTGTATTCTTCCTCAAAGTCTTCAAAATAGTCTTCGTTTGGAATGTAAGTTGAAACCAAAGGCTTTTCTAAAATACTTCTACCTTCAGGACTTGTTAAGAAAGTTCTTAATGATGTATGATTTTCAGTATTGCGTTGAACTTCAACTGGTTCTACGTCACCAAACTCTTCAAGTTCTGCAGTCCAATAGCCAGGGCCTTTGAAGTCTGTGTTAACATCTTCGGGCATAACATCGTATAACCATTCGCCCATTTGATCAATGATAGCACTACCTACAGCATCTTTAGCAATACCTGGTGTTAGTTTTAGGAAGATATCTTTCTTGTGACAATATTTGATAATATCAGGAATCTGATGTTTGTTGTGTTCGTATACATAAAATTCGATTAATTTATTATTGCAACTTTCAATAAACGAATCTATTTTACTCCACTTTGCTCTAAGAAAAACTTTGCCACACATGTCGTCAACACCGTCTAAAAGAACATGTATATAAGCACCAGTTTTATTAATGGCTTCGATTTTATCTTCGCCTGCCATACCGTAAGTTGTTATAATAAGTTTTTCGCCTAAGTCTGAAGCAAGTTCTGCAATATCTTCCCATTGCATAGAATCACCATATACTGATTTTGCGTATACAGATTCTCCTTCTTTGATATTAGAAATAATTTTTCTTACATCATCTATATCTAATTCCAAATTTGGATAAGAACGTTTGCCCCATCTATGCTGAAACCATTGGCCTTGTGAACCAACTGCATTAAAGACATTGTTTTTGGTTGTTAAATCAACTTCCATAAAAAACCTCATTATAATTTACTGTTGCTAGTATTTATAATGAGGTTTTATATTGTTAAAAAGTTTTTGATTAGTTCTTAAACGATGGTTTACTTGACGGTGCAACCTGATAGTTTACAACTTCGTCATATTCGTTATTTGAATTATCATAGTAGTAAGAACTTATGTTTCCGTCACTACTACCATCTACTTCGTTTGCATTTGTTGTATACAATCCAACACTGTATTCTTCAACAACAATAACGTTTTGAGAAGAATCAGCTTCATCTTGTATAACAGTTCCTTTTACAGCAAAGATATATACACCTGGTGATAAGTTAGCAGTACAATCTTCGTGTCCACTATTAATACTTACAACACCAGTAGCACCGTTGAATTCAATCCATGGTGGTAAAGGAGCAAAATCTAATACTGCAACATTTGCTGTTGCTGTAGAAGTAATACCTAAATCAACAGTTACGTTTGAACCACGTTGTACGTTTGCAATTCTACCTGATTGTGTACTAAACAATGTAGGAATTTGATTACTTACAGTAGTTACCATTGACTTGTAAACATCATCATAGTTAACATTTGCATTGTCGTATGTTAAATCGTTAACACCCCACATGTGACCTTCTGCTAAGAATCTCTCTTTGAGCTCTGGCGCACTTAATGCTGTATCACGTTGTGCATATCCTGCAATAGCACCTGACGCAATACCTGCCGCTAAACTAGTACCACTTGAAGTATTATAGTTAGACACATTGGCATGATCTGCTACACTAATATCAACTGCTAGTGCAAAACAATCTAATTGAGCACCGTAATTAACAAAACCGGAACCACCTGATGTAGTAGGACCATTTGTAAATGTTGTTACTTCGTTACTGCTGTTAAATGCACCTACAGTTATTGCAAAATTATTACCTGCTGGTGAAAACTGATTTACATCTTCGCCTGTGTTACCTGCTGATGCAACAACAATCATGTTGTTTTGATTCATTTGTTGAATTTTTGCATCAACAAAGTTATTTTGACTAATTACCCATGGAGTACAGACAATTTTAATTTTAGTATTGTCGTTACTTTGGTGATAGTTATATACTGCATCTAAACTGCTAATAATCTCTCCTATAGTGACATTACCGTCAGTTGCGTTAAACAGTTTAACATTGTGTACTTGAGCGCCTGGAGCCGCACCAATATTACCACCTGCAATTAAACTGCCTACAGCAGTACCGTGTCCTACCTCGTCATCATAGTTGGAAATGTTTGCGTCACCGCTAAAGTTTGTCCATAAGTTGGAAATGTTTGCACTTACAAACTCTTGGTGAGTTGCATCTATTCCTGTGTCAATCAAGAAAACATCTACACCTGCACCGTTTTGTACATTTTGATATGTGATATTTCCTTGCGGATCTTGCGTATAGTTCAAGTGTGCTAAACTAAACGTAGCACCCTGAGGTGAAATCTGTGTTGATAATGTTGAGTATTCTTGCTGACTGATATTACCAATACTGTTAAGTTGTTCCGGTGTTGCTTCAATTTCGTAAGTTAAAGGTAAACTATACGTTGTATAAATAGATGCACCCGTATCAGTAATGGCTGTTGCTCCAGCCGCATTATCAGCATATACGTCACTATCTAACGATATTAAATATTTTGCCATTGTATTTGCTCCAGTAATGTCCTAATAGTGTGGATATTTCTAATAAGTATTTATCATATTTTACTAGAATAAATACATTGAATGGTTACAAACACTCTATCTATTGGCTCTCCTGAAACTTTTTTCTTTGATTTTTCAGAGGGCATATCCAATATTCACATAGAAGAACCAAACAATTATGACATCCAGCATCACTTTCAAAAAGCCCTAGAACCTTATAAAAATAAACCAATTACACTGTTACTCAGCGGCGGGCTTGATAGTCAATTTGCGTTTAATGTTTTTAATCGATATTGTGAAGATGTCAAGTGTGTAACATTTAGATTTATGTGGGACGACAGTGTGGTCAACCCTGGCGATGTAGTATCTAGTAAAATATTTGCTGACCATATGGGTGCTGACCACACATACGTTGATTTTGATTTGCGTGATTTTATTGAGGATAATCACGTACTTGATTTCAGTAAACAATATTATTTTAACAGTCCACAAATTGCAACTCATGCTAAATGTATTTCAAGTATTTCTAATGATAGTACATTTGTTATAGGAGGTGAGGTTCCAATTTTTGGTTACTTTAATGGACAGTGTTTTCCACCAGGATACAAATCAAAGAAAGGTGTTACTGGTATGAGAATTGAACAAGACAAAGATCTCTATAAAAGGCGTTATGTGCCGTGGCTAAATTTTGCTAAACAAAATAATATCGATCTCATAGTTGATCCTATGTTTATGTCAAGGGAAATTTTATTTTTATCCTATTATCATAACATGAGAGTGCTTAAAAAATACAATGAATTGCCATACATGATCAACGATAAAAAGTTTAGATATGATATCTATGATTACAAAATAAAATATTATAAAGCATTTGATTGGGCCGAATACAAAATTCCATTTAGAAAAGAAACTGGTTTTGAATTATTACGCATACACTATATGAAACAAAAAGGTGACCTGGATGAATTTAATAAAAGGTATCGAGTTCCCCTTTGGAGACATAACGAAAGAACAGAATGGTATAACAAAAGACAATATCAACTTGCACCAAAATATAATAACTTTGAAAGTATTATGGAAACATTTAATAATTTTGTTAATGGTAAGGATATTAAAAACTCAAACAGTATAGTTGCAGACATATGATTCATTTTTACTTCACAGGCCAACTACGCCAAAAACGACAATTAGAACAGTTTGGTCAGAATGTTCTAAATGATATATGCGGAGATATCAATCATGATGTTGACATAGAAGTAAGATCTGAAAAACATTTAGATGGTGCTATGGGTTATTGTCATGGAGATGATGAATCAATTATAATTGAATTAGCCAGAGGTACTAATGTAGGTTACGAATATGAGAAGCATGACTTTGATGAAATAGTTGTAACCTTTGCACACGAATTAGTTCATGCAAAACAACTAATGGAAGGCAATGTTTTTGAATGTAGGAAAAACCAGAAGGGCAGAGATCAACGTGAAGTTGAGGCGTACGGATTAGAATACAAACTAGTCAGACGTTACTGGAACCCAAACTAATTTAACACCTCTACGATCGAGTTCATTACGACACTTTTGTTTAATTTTTGGTTTCTGACCTTTATTGATGTAATCAATAAGTTCTTCAGTCGATGTGTTCTTGATGTAGAAATGCTCAGTTTTAGTTCCTCGTCCTTTTACGAATGTTGTTTGTGAGGGCTTAAATTTTATAGGCATTTCTCTCCTTGTTGATGTTCTATTTATCGACTTAAAGCATTACTTAATAATCTTATTGGTAACAGATAAATATGATTATAGTAATTTTGTAAAGGAAAAAAATTATATGTCCAATAAAACACCATATGAGATTAGACTTGATCTAGTTCGTGAGGCAAGAGAAATCCTTCAGGCTAGAGCTAAGAATCCTGAGGACATGCCTACCACTGAAGACGTGCTAAAAGAAGCAGAACGTCTCAACGAATTTGTATCCAAAAGACCCAACGAAAGGTAATCACTTTTTATAAATAATTTTCGGAATGCTCGTATAGCTCAGCAGGTAGAGCAACTGATTTGTAATCAGTAGGTCGTTGGTTCGATTCCGACTACGAGCTCCACAGTGGGGCCGTAGCTCAGTTGGGAGAGCGTCTGGTTTGCATCCAGAAGGTCGCAGGTTCGACCCCTGTCGGCTCCACCATGATAGGTTTAGTATGAAAAAAACCAAGATAAAAAACACACCTGTTTTTATTATAGATAATGCTATACCAAGTAAGATTCTTACAAACATCAAATTATATCTTCCAACTATAACATTTTCAAACAGTTATAAAGAATTTGAGCAATCAAAATATGTTCATTTTCATTGTCCTCAATCACAAGGAAACTTACAACAAAAATTCTCACTACAAAATTGGTTTACAAACTATATTACAGAATATGAATCACGTGCAACATTAAGACACCAAGTAAGTGCAACTATACCTTGTTTTGCTAAAGGCAGTACTGTACAACAACACAAAGATTTTACAGCAGTTAACGAAGATACATTTTATATATCAACAACATTATTTCTCAATGAACAAGACAACGACAAAAATTCAGGATTGTTTATAGAGGATGAATATATACAAAACCAATTTAATAGATTGATAATATACGGTGGACACCTTAATCACAAAGTTCGAGTACCTGACAATGATTGTTTGAGATTAACACTTGACATTCATTTATCTAATGCTACAATAGAAACTAACCAAACTTATGAAAATAATTTGGTCACGTTCATTAAATAAGTAGACGCGGATATAGTATAACGGTTATTATGAGACCTTGCCAAGGTTTAGATTCGAGTTCGATTCTCGATATCCGCTCCAGAACGGAGAGGTGGCTGAGTGGTCGAAAGCGGCACCCTGCTAAGGTGTTATACGGGTAACTGTATCGAGGGTTCGAATCCCTCTCTCTCCGCCACTTTACTAATTGAGGTTAGCAGTAACTTACTAAGTATAGATATAAAATAGGATATATAAATGGCGGCTAAAAAAAGCAAACCTAAAAAACAACAAGCAAAAACACAACCACCTAAAAATGACGATGCAGTAATGCACAAATTGCTTGATCAAAAGATCGAGATTCCAGTAGGATTGTTAAGACAAAAACATATTTTTATTGCTACACCTTGCTATGGCGGCCAAATTGGCGAACCATATTTTAGAAGTATGATGAGACTTGCTATCCTTTTTGGCAAGTACGATATTCCTTACACTGTTAGCACACTGGCAAATGAAAGTTTAGTCACACGTGGACGTAACACACTGACCAGTTTCTTTATGGAAAATAAACAAGCAACACATTTATTTTTTGTTGATGCAGATATTGAATTCAACCCTGAAGATATGTTGCGTATGGTTGCATATGACAAACCTGTGGTTGTTGGAGCATATCCCAAAAAAGCAATTAATTGGGACAGCATTATTGGAGCCGCTCGAGCAAATGAGGATGAAAATGCAAACACTATCGAAGGACACAGTTCTAATTATGTAGTAAACTTCGACTTCATGAAAAACCAAGAAGGTAATACAACCACACAAGTACAAATTACAGATAATTTAGTCAAGTTAAAAGATGCTGGCACAGGCTTTATGTGTATTAAAAAAGATACAGTTCAAAAAATGTTTGATGCACATCCAGAATTAAAATACAAAAATGATATTAATGTAGATAATAAATTTGAACCATACATGTATGCATTGTTTGACACAATGATTGATCCTGAAAGCAAACGTTACTTGAGTGAGGATTATACATTCTGTAGACTGTGGCAAAATATGGGCGGCGAAGTTTATCTCGATCCACGTACAGCACTTAACCATGTTGGACATTACACATTCAGAGGAAATATCAGAAAATTATTTACAGGAAATCCTAGATAATGGATGATACAATTATAACTTTACTTTTACCTACAAGAGGTAGAACTGACGTACTCAAAAAAAGTTTAGAGTCATTGGTATCTAAAGCAAGTCATACTAAACGCATTGAAATTATATTAGGCTTAGATGATGATGACGATAAAGTAAAAAAATATATAGAAGATGAGATAGCACCATACTTACGTGAAAACAAAATTGAGTGTCGAGCAAATATATTTCAACCTCTTGGTTATGAAAATTTACACACTTATGTAAACACACTTGCTCAAAATGCAACTGGTGAATGGTTGTTCTTTTGGAATGATGATGCACTAATGTTAACAGAGGGGTGGGACGAAGTAATCACTTCATATAATGGACAATTCAAATTGCTTGGTCCAAAAGATAATCACAATGGTCATCCGTATGCTATACTACCTATTGTTCCTAAAGATTGGTTTAGACTAATGGATCATCTCAGTCAAAATGCACAAAACGATGCTTGGCTAAGTCATATTGCATATATGCTGGACATCTTTGAAAGAATTGATGTAGAAATTTTACATGATAGAGCAGACCTCACTGGCAACAACGATGATGAAACATTTAAGAATCGCAAGTACATGGAAGGCAATCCAGACGATCCCAGAGATTTTGGACACCCTGATATGCAAAATCAAAGAGTGCGTAGTGCATATAAAATTGCTTGGTTCTTAGAACGCATTGGACAAAAAAGCCAATGGTGGGAAGATGTCAAAGCAGGAATACAAGATCCATTTGCTAAAATGCAGTGGGGAGAAGATGTAAAAGGTGCTGGTCAATTACATTCTATAAACACAGACAAACCAAAATTTGACGACGACGAAAAATTAGTTTTGTAAGCATGTCCAGAATAGTTGCTTACGGTGATAGTTTTACAGTTGGTCAAGGCTTAAATCCAAACGATCCCTGTCCTGAAATACCTGATGAAAACAGTTGGCCCTATTTGCTAGGTAACTCACACAGCATACCTGCATCAAATAGAGCAGGAATTGGTATTGGAAATAAAACTATCTGGCATGTAATTTGTAATGCCGAACATAAAGAAGATGACATAGTTATTATTTGTTGGTCGTTTCCAGCCAGGTTTGCCGTAGTTACAGATGAGTACGATTACACAATTTATCCTGAAAGTAAAACACTAGATGATTCAAGTGTTAATCTGTTTCGATGTGATATGCACACTATTGGTCCTTGGCATGAGGATGATTATGTATTAAACTTTTATGAGAATTTGCACACAGATAACAATTCCTATATAGATACATTATTGTATATGAATCATGCAGATATGTATTTGAAATCATTGGGTATTAAACATGTTATACACACAGGTGTACCTTTAGTTCCACAATTTGAACTTATAAGCGAAGTACCAATTAGAGGAAAGAACACACAATATGATACATATTGTTTACCACATTGGAATAAAATAAAAATGCCATTCACTATGACTGGTGCGTTGCTAAAATTTGGAGAAGCACCCGATGGGCATTTATCTCTTAAAGCACACAAGTATTTTGCTACACAACTGTTGACAATATTACCTTTTTAGCATATAATATAATTTTTAATATAAATCTGAGTATAATATGGCTACACATGCAATGATCGATATAGAAACATTAGGCACAGAACCTGATTGCGTTGTGTTAAGTGTTGGTGCTTGTAAGTTTGATCCTTTTACAAATGTAGAACCACACACTAGAACATTGTGGCGTCCAAGTGCTGATGAGCAAATGAATGCAGGTCGTAGTGTATTAGAAAGCACTCTTGAGTGGTGGGCTAAATTACCCAAACATATTCAAGACGAAGCATTCAGCGAAGAAGGCCGTATACCATTAGATCAGTTTTTCAAAGACTTAAATAAATGGCTATGGGACGTAGATAAAATATGGTGTCAAGGACCACAATTTGATATGGTTATACTTGAAAACTTATTCAAGCAATTTGATCATCATAGACGTTGGGCGTTTTGGCAAGTGCAAGACTGCAGAACTATTTTTAACATGATGCCTGCAGATCCACGCAAAGCCATACAACAGGATTTACATGATGCAAGTGCAGATGCATTTTTTCAAGCAGTTTGTGTACAGCAAACATTTGCACATTTTGGAGTACAAGAAAGATGACAGAACATTCAGAAAAAGTTGAAAGACAACGATTGTTATTAGAAGCAGAAGAATGGGCAGAGGGTATTAAAGATATCCATATACATTCAATAAGTAGTATGTGGTATGATGATAAACCTGAAGACACTGCAAACAACAAAAACGTAACTGACACTACATTCAATAGTGGTCTTATCAAAAGAGAACAAGATGGTAAAGTTCTCAGATACTTTGGTGAACAACTTAAAGGTGATGAACTTATTAATGAGTATCAAAAGAAGTGTCAGCCTACTAGTTCTCAAAGATTAATGCTATAAAGTAGGTCTGTAAAAACTTTTTTACATTCGCTGTTATTCACTGTTTGCTGATAGTTGTGTTGTAAAACATCAGTGTTTTTGTTTACCCAGGCATGCTTTTCGGCATCTGTGAGTGCATATAAGCGTCTTACAGCACTTTTAATTTCTTCAACAGCACAATACAACCTCTTTTCTAAGTCGTTTTCACTATCCCAACTTAAATCAAACCAGTCTTCGTAAGTCTTATAACCTGCTAATTTTAGATCACTATTTGCATTTACATTGCCAATAATTAGTTGAGGCATCCTGCATAACATTGGTTTAATTACTTTTTCTGTGTAAACTGTGCTATTATGATGTGTTTCTGCTGTAACACTAAACAAACAATCTCTGTGTATGTGTTCTAAAGAATTGAGAAATTGCACACTACTCAATGGCTGATCAATTTCGTGTACGTTTGGAAATGAAATCAAACCGTATTGGGATAGATTATTTTTTTCAAGCATATCTAACAATAACTTTCTGTGTATTCTATTTTTCCTCATCAAACAAGCAAATATTTTATTGTATGTTGCAGGCTTTTCATAATGATCAAAGTTTGAATTATTAAAATGTGTCATTATGTGCCAGTAAGAAGTGCTAACTACATTTAGTGTTTTATATGCACTTTCCTTTATATAACGTTCAGTATCATACATATTTCCTGTTATGTAAACAATATTCTCTAATGGAAAGCCGTATTTTATTGCTTCGCTTTCTATGGCCATGGGAATATTATACATGTCATGTGGCCATGCTTCACTAAAGTTATTGAACACAATTATCACCTGTTTGTTTTTTAACATTTGCAATACAGCAGGTGATATTGCTGAAAAATAGTTTGAGTACTTGTGATTCCAAACGCCTAAGAAAAATTGCAATGTTGGCAATTTTGTATAACCTTTTTTGGGTTTTGTAAATAAGTCTTTGTAATGAGTTGGTTGATTGATATCTTTTTGCTCTAAAGGCAAAATACTGGACTTTGAGATTGTTTGCAATTCATAATTACCCTCGCCTATTATAGGATATAAGAATTGCTCAAATGACAAACCATTCAATGCAATATCGAATGTTCTCAAAGATTCATTTGAAGCATCTTCGCCTATCTCCCATTTGTTCATAACTGATTTATGTGCTCTGCTAATTTTGCAAATTGATTTTCTAAATACTGTGATTGCTTCATGTTATTGAAATTGTGTTCTAGTACATTCATATTTTTTGTACTCCAACTAATACGTTCTGCTACTGACATATTTTCAAGTAATTTGCACACACGTTGTACTTCGTTAACATAGCATTTAATTCTTTTATTATCATTTGGCTCATTGTCCCAACTTAGATCAAACCAATCTTCATATGTTTTATAACCGTACTCTTTGATTTTTGTGTTTGAACCAGCACCACCTAATATCAATACAGGCATTTTGTGATACATTGGTCTATATGTTTTTTCAGTTATAAAGAATTGATCAATCCATGTTTCCACAGTTGCATGAAAATATGTATTTGCTATCATATCAGAGTAAGGTGCTAGGTAACCTTTGCCTTTGTAAGGGTCATGTGATATTTCACTTCCGTGTGTAGCATCCATATTATAATCTATCCACAGTGGTAAAATTTCATCTAGTGTGTTGCATTCAGACTCTGTAAAAAAATGTCTGTAACTATCGGGCATACTCATATGTGAAATCATGCCATACTTAATACAATCTGCCTTGTGCATTTCCAAAAGCATTTTAGTTCTAAATATCTTAAGGCTGTGTAATCTACGCATTGGGCAAACAAATAATTTTTCTTGCTTGTTGGTTTGCAAAAATTCTAAGCGATTTACACTTTCATTATATTTTTTACGCATATAATAATCAAACACAGGCAAATGTAAAATGTATGCAGGTGTATTTCTAATAGATGCTTCGTTATGCTTACCACTCAAATAAACCACTTGATTACCAGGTATACCTAACTCACCTAGTGCATTAACCACACCTTTACACACATCTAAATTATCATGATAATTTTCTCCAGAAAAATCTATAATTACTGCACCCTTAGAAAACACAACTTGTCTTATTTCTTGTTTGGTCCATATATCAGTAAAATCAAATTTTGGCACATAGGTTGTACCATCATGAGGATTATAATCTAATGCATCGTAGTCTTTTTGTCTTATCAAACAATGATATAGTATAGGCTTTTTAATATGTATTGTGTCTATTACACTGCCGTACATTGCAGTTATGTTTCTGTTCAAATTATCTGGCATGCTGTTATTTACTACAATAAATACCTTTACAGAGCATATATAGGTTGACAATATGATGTTTTACCTGTATATTAGTTCTTCAATGTACAGTGGTATCATGCATTGTTGAATTACTTTCAAAGTGTTTCGCTAAGGAATACTTTGAAGAGTAGTTTATAAACAACAAGAGGATACGATCATGAACGTAGTAAAACTATTGTTTGTGTTAACCGCCACTGTATTAGTATCTGCCTGTGCCAATTCTGGTGCTAGGTCTGATTACTATCTCGCAGTTCAACAGGCGGCACAAGCAAATGCCTCAGCAACAGAAGCACGATATAGGGCATTAGCCACTATCGCAAATTCTGGTGATGCGGCTTCAAAAGCAGTGGCCACGATGGCTATTGCAATGAGCAAGGATGCTACTATTGCACCACAATATATTGAGTCAGATGCACTCAGTTGGGCCAAAGTACTTGCAACACCGGTTGCAACACTTGGTGGATTGTGGATTCAATCTGATGTGGCTAAGAATTCATCAAACAATGCACGTGAAATCCAAATGGCAAGTTTTGCATCTAACGAAGCAATTCAGTTAGGACAGCAAAACATGGTTACTAGTCTAGGTTCATCCTGGGCAGAAGGTGCCGCGGCCAGTGGTCAACAACTAGTTGATTTGGGTGTTGCAGGGTTTGGCGCTCTCAATACAGCAGGTGACCAAACAGTTGCATTAGGTACAGCAGGTTTAACAACTGCTGGCACTATTGCTACAGCAGGATTCACTGCTAATGAAAACATTGCAACAACAGGTTTCAATGCAACTACCACAGTGGCTGGCTATGGCTTTGCAACTGCTGACAGCATTGCTACAACTGGTTTTACCACAGTTGATAGTGTTGCTACAACTGGTATGGAAGGCATGGCTACACTTGGCCTTGCTGGTATGACTAATCTCAACGAAGTTAGTCAATACGGCATGACCACTATTGGTGCAGTAGCAACAACTGGTATGACCAACATGACCACCATCTCTGGTGCAGGCATGGATGGTATTCAAGCAATGGGTTCGGCAGGTATGACCAACCTCACCACACTTGGTACACATGGTATCGATGCTGTGGGCACAGTTGGTACAACTGGCATGAACTTGCTTGATGCACAAGGTACTAATTACAGCACAATTATTGCTGACATGCAAAACACTATTGATTTGCTTGGTGCAGAATTGGCTGATCCAATTACTTGTAGTCCAAATGCAGACGGCTTATTTGTTTGCCAATAAAGCATAATCAAAGGGCGGCAACGCCCTTTTTTTCTGGTTGACAAGATTGCAATATCGTGTATAATAGTTGTATATTTAATTAAAAGGTAGGAGTTTGTATGTTAAATATTAGAATTTTAGGAATGCAAAAAGAGCCAACAGGCTTACAGAAAGGTCATGAAATCCATGACTTCCAATACAGAACCAGAGATGTTGAAGCATTTGAAAAAGGCAAAAAACTTGTTGAAGAGTTTGTTGCTAATTTAGATTTTGTTCCAGCAGATGATGAGTTCTACATCATTGATGATCCAATGCAAATCACTTTAGGTGAATATGAAGATACTGGTAAATTTCCAGGCATGAACACTTTGGTATTGCAACTTGAGAAATTAGGTTTCTTTGCTAAATCAGTAAACTACAGAGTTGCTGAATACAATCCAGAGTTTGCTAGAGAGTTCAACAGAGCGGTTAGCAATGATGAAAATATCAAAGAAGATGGTTCAATAGACTGGAACTTTGTTGATGCTGATCTTTATGGTGCTGAGCATAGACCTAATTGTGATAAAGAGTATTATGCTCAATACGAAAGTCTTGCTATCCAATACGATTTATCAAATGGGGTAATTGCTTAATGGATTTATATACAATATTTGGCATTTCCTATGTTGTAGGAACAGTGTTTGGACTTTGGGTTGGCTTCAAATATGGTGTTAAAAAAGGTGCAGATGTCACCATTGAAACACTAATGATAGCCAAATTCTTGCTGTTCAAACGTCATCCTGACGGTGAAGTTGAGTTCATTAGACCAAAAAATCCAGCAGAAATCCAGCAAAATCAATAGGTTACATGCCCTTAAAACGGTTGACAAATCCTCAAAATTTGCTATACTATATACATAGTTAGGAATTAGGAGTTGTAAATGATTTTAGAAAATACCGTAAAAATTGCAGGTGAGACAGTAAACAAAGAACGTTTTGGTCTTGCTAGTAGCAATCCTGATCACAGGACTTTCACAGGTGATGTTCTTTTCACCAGCCAGAAAGGCAACAATTTTTCAAAGAGCATCGAAGAGAAGTTTGAAGATACTGCTCAAGTAGATGGCCTGACTGTTTGGAAATCAAACGGTGCTATTCCCTTTGCAGACATGCTGTTGGACTTTGTGCAGATTGGTGCTATCACTTTTGAGCAGGCTGAGTTCTCAGTATTGCAACGACAGAAAGACGAATCAGCATCATTAGACTCTCTTTACAGAGCAGAGGATGGTAATATTTATTTAGGCGAAGGTGCTCT